ACACCAGATTCAAAGGTAGCCGTAGATGCAGCTTATCTTGAGGATAGGTTTAAAACTCTTGTTACCAAATGGGTAAAAGAACACGAAAAAAGAAATGCAACACTAGATGAATTCTAATGAAAGCCAAAAACAAGATAGTAAGGTTGCGTAAAAAACATCCTTTTATGTCTTCATCCGAGATTAGCAGGAAAGTAGGAGTCACTCGTATCTATGTCCATAACATTTTAAAAGATAATAACCTCGAAACTAACGTACCTAAACCTCAAAAAGTGATATACTGTAAAGTATGTGGAGATATAACTACAGATAAAGGTAGAATTCACAAAGGAAAATGCACTTTTAACTCAAGATTTATGAGATTAACATGCTCTTGGTGTAAAGTACCTTTTTACAGAAAAACAACAATAGTTAAAGTTAGGATTAGGAATAAATTAAAAAATATTTATTGCACCTATAAATGTTATGGAGAATATAGAAAACACAATGCAAGTAAACAATGAACTTATAGAAAAGTGGGAGCCTAAAATACACAAAATGCTACAAAATGCTTACATTGAGGGGTGGGAGAAAGAAGATTTAGTACAAGAACTAAGATTAACAATAATTAAAGCTGCAAACAAGTATGACCCTAACAGAAATGCATCATTCCACACTTATTTACACACAGCGATGGTAAACACACTTAGAACACTCCATACAAAGTCAACTAAAAAGGTAAAAACAGTCAGTATGGACAGAAATAACTCATCTGATTACTCAGATAATGATGATTTTACGTTAAAAGATTTATTACCAAGCGAAGACAATTTAATTGACGAAATTAGACTAGACCATTTTTTAAATTCTTTAGGCTTAGAAAATAGCGAAAAAGAATTCTTGACAATGAAGTTCAAAAATTATACTATGGAATACATACAAGATAATTTGACTGATACTTCAATATATAAAGTCAAGAAATCTTTAAGACATAAGTATAAAGAAGGAGAATAATTGGAAAATTACAATTTCATAGAGTCAGGACTTATATTTGGGTTATGTGAGTCACAGAATTATAAAGCTTTTACTCATCCTGTTAAAGACTTTTCACAACATGGCGACACGTATAAGTTTATTCAAGAACATTTAGATGAGTATTCAGAGTTCCCTACTAATCAAGTATTAATAGAGAAGTTCTCTCATCTTGCAACAGATGCACAAGATACTAACTTTCAGTATGCTTTAGCAGAATTTAAAAAACAAGTTATGTTTAGACATATTGTTTCAGCTTTTTCTGAAAATAAGCCTGTGCTAGAACAGAACCCAAAAAAAGCATTATCTTTAATAATGGATGGTTTACATGATGTAGAAATTTTACATGATGCAGATGTAGTTCAATACGATTGTGGAGAACTAGATAGATTTGAATTATGGAAAGATAAAAATAATAAAAGAGAATTAGGAGATGGTATGATTGGCATACCTACTCCATTTGAGGTTATCAATTCTACAGGTATGGGATGGCAACCGGGAGATTTAATTACCGCATATGCTAGACCGACAGTAGGTAAGACTTGGTTATGTTGCAAGATAGCTGCAATAGCAGTAGAAAAGGGGTTTAAGACTCTGTTAGTATCTACTGAAATGACACAAGCATCAATAAATTTAAGAATGGATGTTATATTAGGTAAGATGAGAGGTTTTAATTTATCTCATTCAGCTCTAAGAAATGGTAATGAAATAGATGAAAATGAGTATAAACGCTTTTTAAGAGACAGCGATTCTAAAAATCTATTGATATGTGACCATATTAGTGGAGAGGATAGTATATCATTGCCTAGTATTACAAACTTAGTAAGAAAGTATTCTCCTGACTTATTAATAATAGATGGAGTATATTTAATATCTCAAGAAGGTAATAGAGCAGCATGGGAACAATCACATTCTTTATTCTATGGTTTAAAGAACTTAGCCCTATCTACTAATACTGCAGTAATGGCATCAACCCAAGCGACAAGGGATGCATCTGATATGTATATACCACCTGCTCCTAATCAAGTTGCATTTGGAGATGCCTTAATTAGAGCTTCAGACGTGGCAGTATCAATGTCTATGATGAAAGATGACCTTGATATGCCGATTCAAGATAAACGACAAATACAATTTCAAAAGTATAGAGATGGAGATTTACCATTTAATGAGTTTGAATTTATATGGAGGGTAAACAATGGACACATTGAGCAAACTAATGCATCAATCTAATAACCGAATTTTTTTAAATTTAAAATGTGCTAAATGTAGTGTTAATGGTAAATTTAAAACAGGTTTGACAGTTAAAGTACCACTATTAAAATCAGATGGTACAGCAAGAGTTAAAATATTAGGAATAATAAAAGATGACCCCGCATGTATAAAATGTGGGACAACATTTCCAGAAGGATATAGGCAGGTAAAAGATGACATCATATACAGGATTAGACCAACAAAGACTAAATATGATAGATTGGACTGAAATCTTAAATAAAATTGATGTAGATGTACCATTAGGTGCAGAACAATTCAATATTGAGTGTCCTTTCCATGTTGACGATAAACCCTCTTTAGCAATAAATACTGAAAAAGGTGTATGGATATGTTTTGCAGGATGTGGACAAGGTAGTTTAAAAAGTTTTATTAGAATTAAAACTGGATGGGGTGGGTCTGCTATTAATAAATTTATAGCTGATAATTCATCAGGTAACATTGAAAATATATTTCAAATAAATAACCCTGCACCTTTAGGATTACCCCCATTAGAAGAAAAGGAATTCCCTTTTAAACAATACATGGTTCCTAAATGGGTGTTTAATAGAGGTTTTACTAAGTTTACTTTAAATAAATGGGGATGTGGTATTACACCAAGTAATGGATTAGTGATTCCTGCACACGATAAAGATTCTAAATTAGTCGGGTGGGTTATTAGAAGAGAGTTTGGTATACCTAAATATGTATATGCTAAGGGTTTCAAGAAATCTCATATACTATTCGGGCAACATTTAATTAATACGTCTAATTTTGTATGTATAACTGAAGGTGCACTAGACGCGATGTGGTTAAATCAATTAGGATATCACGCAGTAGCATTATTAGGTATGCAAATGTCTAAAGCACAGGAGGAGTTAATATTAAGATTACCTTCAAAAGAAATAATACTATGTTTAGATAATGATGTGGCAGGAAAAAAAGGTAGAGATTATATATTGACAAGATTATCTAACCGTGTTAATATATCTTATCTAAAGCTTCCTAATCAATATAAAGATGTACAAGAAGTAAAAAATTATGATACAATAAAAGAAACAATAAAAAACCGGAGAATCTGGTAAAGGAGAAACACATGGCAGGAATAGCCGATATCCAACAAAGATATGATAGTTATCAAAGTAATAGAAACTCTCAATCTAACAATAACCAATACAAGGAACTATTTTTAAAACAAGATGGTGACCAAGCTTTTATAAAATCAATAGCAACAGGGACTCCTGAAGACCCTTATTTAGCAGAGATTAGAATGCACACATTCCGTGAAGATGGAAGATGGCAGTCTGTGCTCCATACACAAGATGGACCTGCAGATGAGGTTCCAGAAGGAAGTATCCCATCTAGAAAGTTTGCTTTATGGGCGTATGTATCAGAAGTAATACACCCTGAGAAACCAAAAACAGGTTTAGCTGGGGACTTAGATTGGGAAGAAAAATCTATGCCTTCAGGTAAGACTATGTTCGTAGAGCCTATTAATGACTTTAAGATTATTACTTTAAGTTTTGGTAGGGGTAGATACCTTTGGAATGAACTTGTTGATATCTATAATGATTGGCAAGGACTTGATAAAGGAGTGCTTAGAATTAAAAGAAATGGTTTAAGCACTGATACGACTTACACTATCACAACAGTTTCCGATAAAACAATTGATATCCCAGATGATAAAATTAAGGAGACTAGTGAATTAAAACCGCTTGATGAATATTTTGCTGACAGGTATGGTAAAAGATATACCCCTTCAGCTAACAATATTAATTCAACAACACCTAAAGATGCAGTATCCACCACTGAAGATGATTCAGACGGTGTGAAAATGCCCTTTTAGTGAACCTCCTCTCAATATCCTTCCTAAGTTTGACTCAGCTTAGGAAGGATTAATATCATGAAATCCATAATCGTACATAAAGATAACTTTAAAAGTATACTTAATACTTTAACTCAAGAGTATAGTGATGTAACATCTTGGATAATAGATGTAGAAACTAATGGTTTAGATGTTTATTCTCAAGGTACTGTTCTATGTGGTATAGGTCTTACTCCAATACTTAATCATACTTTATATGATTCAGCCCCTATTTATTATTTACCTTTTAGACATGATAATGATGATAATTTAAGTATGTCCGATATGAATGAGTTGATGCAATTCTTAAATAAGACTTGTAGAATACTAATCGGATACAATGTAAAGTTCGATGCTAAGTTTTTAGAAAAAGAAGGTATGGATATATCTAATATGCAGATGATTGACGTGTTAGTTATGGTTAGAATGACTGAATCTACTGCTGTAAACAAATTAAGTTTACTTGATATCACCATTAAAGACTATGGAGATAGTGCAGGACAGTATGATTTGGACACTGATAAAATTTTAAAGTCTAATAGAACTGATGGGGTAAGATGGAAAGATAATTATTCTTTAACACCGATAGAAATTCTTGGTCCTTATTGTATAGAAGATGTTAGGTGTACTAAAAGGTTATATATAGATAGATTAGCTAAGATTAAGAGTGCAGAGATGTCTGATTTACTTAGATTACAATGTAAGTTAAGTAGAGCACTATATGATATGGAGAGTAGAGGGATAGCTATAGATAATAGTTATGCTAAGATTGCTAATAAAAAAATTATCGCTAGACTAAAGAAACTAGAGCAACGTATATACGATTTAGCTAAAGAAGAGTTGGGATTTGATAAGATTAACTTTGAGTTTAATATTAGTAGTCCATCTCAAATAGGTGAGATATTTAATAAAATGAACATCCATTCCCCTGTTCAAACAACTACAGGAGCAGAAGCATGGAATGAAGCAGTTCTTGTACAAGTTAATCATCCTTTAGCAGGTTTGATAAGACAGTTCAGAACTCTTACTAAATTTAATTCTACGTATATAGAACCTTATTTAGAATTACCTGTACTACATACAGGGTTCAAGAATTGGGGGACTGTTACAGGTAGGCTATCATCTAGTAATCCTAATCTACAGAATATACCTAGAGACGTTATATATGTTGCAGATAGGGAATTAAATGACGAGCAGCGTAATGAAGTTAAGGGTAGAATATCCGCACTTGTATCAAGTAAAGGGGGAGACTCTACAGTAACACTTACAGATGATGTTATAGATACATGGAGTTTCTTAGGTGGAGATAAGTTTGATGTTAAAGATAAAACACAGATTGCTATCCGACATCTATTCGTACCAAGAAAAGACTATACTTTAATGGCTTATGATTACTCTCAGATGGAAGTTAGAGTATTTATGTATTATGTTAATAATCCTGAGATGAATGAATTAATGAAACAGGATGACGTGGACTTTCATGGTGAAGCGGCTAAGATAGCTTTTAATATGGATGAAGATAATCCTGAATTTAAGTTTTATAGACAGTTAGCTAAGTCCATTACTTTTGGAGTTATATATGGTATAGGTAAAGATAAACTTGCTATGCAATTAAATACCAGTGCTAATGAAGCATTTAGATATAAGAAAACATATTTAGAAAATATGAAAGGGTCAAAAGAATTTTTTAACTCTGTGGTTAAGACTATTGAATCCAAAGGGTGGATAAGAAATAAATATGGTAGAATATATAAAGTTCCTAAAGATTATGCATATAGAGGAGTAAATTATTTGATTCAAGGCACTAGTGCTGATATAATGAGTGAAAGAATAGTAGAAATACATGACTATTTAAAAGATAAGAAGAGTAACTTACTACTTCAAGTACATGATGAAGTTATCTGTGAGATACATAAAGATGAAGTAGAGGAAGTAGCTCCTAAGATTAAGGAGTTAATGAAAGAAAACACATTAAATATACCACTTGGAGTAGATATGGAAGTCTGTAAACCATCGTGGGCAGTAAAACAGGATTATAAAGTATGAAAATAACAGCAAAGAATAACGAACCATTTGAAAAATTATTACGCAGGTTTAAAAAGTCTGTAGAGAAAGATGATATAATTAAGATATATAGAAATAAACAAGAATTTACACCTAAAAGTGTACAGAAACAACTGAAGATAAAAAATAAATTAAGGAAAAGTAGAGAAAATGGCAAAGGTTAAGAAAAAAACATTAAAAGAAAAACTAAATGACTACTTACAAGATTCTGAAGAATCAGTTATGTTATATGACAATTACGAAGATGCCTTTGTAGGATTAGGATATCAACAATATAAAGGTCCGATAGCTATATACGATGCAAAGAAATGTGTAGAAATACTAATTGAAGAGTATATGTTAGACCCTGACTGTGAAAGCAGAGAAATGGCAGAACAAATGGCTGTAGAATATTTTGAATACAATAGTGTAGGAGCATGGTATGGAGAAGGTACTCCAATATTCATGTCATCTACTAAGGAGGACTTATAAATGCCGTCAGGATGGAATAACCCTAACTTTAAAGGGGATTTTACAGAAGGGGAGTGGCAAGATAGAAAAAAGAACTATCCTAATTTATCATGGGAAGAATATAGACAACTAAAAGATTGGGATGTAGAAGAAAAAATGAAGAATAAACAATATAGCTTTACTGAAGCATATAATAAAAAACCTGATACAGAAAATATACTAACAATAGATACTGAAGATATTACAATTCCCGGTCTAAGTGATGAAGAAGATATAAATAAAAATGCAGATATAGACCCTGTACATTACCATATGGAGATAGAACCTTTTGATTACATACATGATAATCAACTAAACTTTGCAGAGGGTAATGTGGTAAAATATATAACAAGGTGGAGATACAAAGATGGTATCAAAGACCTTTACAAAGCAAAGCAATACATAGATATGTTGATAGCTAAGGAACTTATAGATGAATAATCATAGCTATGAAAATACTAATAAAAAAGGCAATAAAGGGGAACAGTTTATTCGGGAAGCTCTTACACGTAATGGTAAAGGTTTATACGCCATGAAACGAGTAGGGCTAGATGCTCAATATAAAGGTATAGATTTTAAAGTAGTAAATGAATATGATGGTGAAATACTTGATTTTATGGGTGGACAAAGCAAGTTTTATGGAGATGTTAAATTTGATAAGAGGGGAAGCACGATAGGTATTGGAGGAACACCAAATGTAGCCTTAGAATTACGTAGTGGTGAAAGTATTGTAAGCTATTTAAAACCTCACTCCGAATACACTAAACAAAATACTGAAGAAAGCCTAATCAAAATGGTCCGCAATTACAAACGTAATTATAAAAAAGAAGGGGTATCTGACGAAACAATATTAAATAGCATTACAGAGGTTACAGTGCCGGGTTGGGTGCAAAAAAGTGAGGCAGATATTATATGGCATGTAACATATGACCATACTTTTTGGAATCGATTGCAGGAGCTTAGAAAAATTGACTTACTCAAAGATTATCCAGATGATAGGAGAATACACTCATTCATAGGTGAGATTAGAAACAGCTCTAAGCTTAAAATAACAACTAATTTAATGTTATCTCAAGATGAGTTTGCAGAATTAAAATGTGTATATAAAACTAACAACGATGAAGGATTAAAAGAAAAATGGCTAAAGTAGGATTAAAATTAGGATTTACATTTAGAGTAGGTCCATTAGACACAAATCAGTATGCAAGAATGGACATGGAGATACATGACATTGATACTGAACTACCAATAGATGAGCAACTAAAAGAAGCAGGGTTGACTCTAGACAAAGCATATACTACTGTATATGATAAAGTGGATGAAGGAATAAAGAATATCCTATCTAAGGGTAAGAAATAATGGATAGGGAGCATGTGAGGATGATTGTGACAGAACAGTTTCTAGCAGAAAGAGAGTCACAGGAAGATAAGTGGGGTGAGCAAATGCACCATACAGACGAGTTTTGGACTGTAATTCTAGGAGAAGAATTTGGAGAAGTGGCTAGAGAAGTATATGAGAAAGATACAGAAAAGTTATACAATGAACTTATTCAATGTGGGGCTGTATGTATGGCTTGGGCAGAGGCGATACAAAAAAGAAATATAGATAGACAAATTGAAAAAGGTGAGGAATTACAATGAAAGATAATGCAGAAGCGATATTCAATGAATTACTAAATGATAAAAAACTCGCGACTAAACGTGGAGATGATGAAAGTTTTGCTTTCGGTAGGATTCCTTTTAATATACCACAGTTAGATAAGATTACAAATGGAGGTATACCAAGAAAAAGATTTACTCTTTTATTTGGCGGATGGTCATCAGGTAAATCTTATATAGCATCCCAACTATGTAAATCAGTTCAAGAAGATGGCGGAGTGCCTATGTGGATAGATTTAGAAAAATCGTGGGACCCAGCATGGATGGAAAAAGTTGGAGTAGACATAACTAAAATATTAGTTGCAGACCCTCCAACTGCAGAAGAAGCATTTAAAGTTGCCCAAAAGGGGCTACGAAGTGGTGTTGATTTAGTTGTATTAGATAGTGCGGCAGGTATTATACCAGCAGACATCTTTAATAATGATAAAGGAATTGGCTATAGTCCCATTGCATGGCAATCAAGAACATGGAATCAAATGTTAATTAGATTACTTCCTGATTTAACATATGGAAGTTCATTGGTAGCTATAAATCAAACTAGGGGAGCGATGGGACCAGTCACTGCTATGGAAACTATGCCGGGTGGAGAAGGGCAGAAGTTCTTTTCGCATTGTTGTATGCAAGTTTCTAAGGGTGGTTGGATAAATGAACCCTCATCTTCTACTAATAGAGTAGGATTTGAAATCAAAGTAAAACTATTGAAGGATAAATTCGGTGGAGAGAGGTGGGAAGAAGTAGTTGTACCATTCCGTGTTGAAGGTGGAGTAGATGTTGTAGAAACCTATGTAAGATTAGGACTAGAATATGGTTTAATTAAACAGACGGGAGCTTGGTATATGTATGACAAAATGCCTAGCAAAGTAGCAGGTATTAATAAAGTAGTAGATTGGTTCAAAGCTAATCCTGATGATTATGAGGTATTTAAAAATGAGACCGAAAAGTTTTACACCACAGGAGAATCTGATAGCAAAGGTTCTTGAGGAAACAGGACTTCGTTATGCTAGACAAGTACCTATAGGAAACTATACAGTAGACTTCCTTATAACCGAAATGGATGTTATAATAGAAGCAGATGGTCCTTTTGGACATTTAGCTAAACGCGACATTAAAAGAGATGCTGACTTAATAGAAATGGGTTTCAATGAGGTCTGGCATCTTAAAGAAAAAACATATAAAGATATAAAGGATAGATTATGGCAGGAATTGAAGCTATAAATAATAGAATAAGTAACGAAGCCTCTACTAAGAAGAGTAGCGGTAGAACTAAAAATCAAGATAGATGGTTACTTAAATCTATTGATGAAGCCATAGCTTATAAAAATAGACCTCCTAGTAAAGGTAAATTTTATCCTTCAGCTTTCGGTAATACTTGCGATAGATATTTATATATGGCATACAATGGTTTACTAGATTGGGATGAAATAGACGCGAGAATAAAAAGGATATTTGACCATGGTGGAACTTTTGAAGAACGTATGAAGAAATATCTAAAGAAAGCTAATATTTATATAGATGATGAGATAACAGTTAAATTAGAAAACCCTCCTATATCTGGAAGAATAGACTTTTTAATTGACCACGATAAACACGGAGAGACCCCACTAGAACTTAAAACTATTAAAGATGAAGATTTTAAACAACTAAAAGAGACCCCTAAGCATGAACATTTAATTCAATTACAGATTTATTTAAATGTAAAAGGTTATAAGTATGGTGTGGTAGTATATGAAAATAAAAATGACCAGAAGTTAAAAGCTTTTAAAGTAGATGCAGATAAACAACTTTGGGAAACTATCTTAGAAAGATGTAAATTTATAATGGAAATGACTGAAGCCCCTGTAAAATGTACAGGAATGTGGTATTGTAAATGTAAAGGAGAAAAATAATGGAAAAAAGATGGAGTTATCAGAGAGCATTAGAATTAGCTGATACTGTAATGAAACAAACGGGTATACCTAAAGTTAATATGAACTCAGATGCAGATGCTGATTTAAATTTTATAGATGTAATTCATGTATCTAATAAAAAGTTAGAAGAGTTCCTAGTTATCTATGGAGGTTTTAAAGGGCAATTAGAACAACGAGTAGCTGACATTGAAACTAAAAGAGCAGCTATTGAAGCACAATTTAGTGAAAACTACAACATAGCTTTCGCTGATTTACTAGCATCTTATGAAGGTAGGAAACCTACCAAAGATGAATGTCGAGGTATTATTATGAAATCTAATGAAGGATTAGCACAACTTCAGAGAGATTTAATTGATATTACAGCAGTTAAAAATAAATTAGATGCTCAACTTAGGTTATATACACAGTGTTGGGCTACTGTTTCTAGAATTGTAGCACTAAGAACTCAAGGAAATGATTAATTTTAGTATAATATAAATAGGAGACTTAAATTAATATGGGAAAATTTAGACCACAGATATTTTTAGCAATAGCGTGTCTTACTACTCTATCAGTAGTTGGTTTATTTCAACAGATGCCAGAGGTATCTACAGCAACTATAGGTGGTATAATAGCTTTGGGCATGAAAATTTTAGAAGGTGAATAGAATAATAAACTAAATAGGAGAAACTAAATGAAAAGAAAAGAAGTAGCAAAGAGCTTAGTAAAAAGTTTACCGATAGTAGGAGCTTTAGCATTAAGTGTTGGAGCAACTCTAGCTGTAGTAAACAGAGATAAACTTGAAGATAAAGTAGCTGATAAATTACTTGCTAGACAAATAACCAAAGAAGACATTCCTCTACAGTAGATGGAAAAATATGTAGGAATAGATTGTTCATCTAAAGCTGTACACATTGTTATATTAGATGGCAAAGAACAATTAATAGATAAATATAAGTGGGAGTCTAAGTTAAAAACAGCTGACGCTAGATTCTTAGATATAGTAGACCAAATACATACTGGACTACCTGAGTTTAAAGATGCTGAATTAGTGTGTGTAGAAGACACTATTTACATTCAAAACCCCTTGACAACTAGAACTATTACAGCTATAGTCTATTCAATAATATATTTTTTACATTATAATGATGTTAAATGTTTAACAACTAAACCTCAACAATGGAAAAAAGTTTTGAATAATACTATGGTATTTAAAAAAGGTAAAGCAAAAGAAACTATAATGGAGTATGTAAAAAATAAATGGGAGAAAGAAGATTTTATAGAACAAGATTATGCAGATGCGGCTTGTATTGCATTATACGGATTAAAGAAAGATAAGGAGAGTAAAGACAATGGCAGCACCTAAAGGATATAGACCAGCAGGAATAGGTAAAGGAAAACCCACAGTTCATTTTTATGATAAACCTAAAGCAAAAAAAACTAAGATAGAAGATAAACTACCGAAAGGTATGACAGCTGAACAGTTTAAAGAGAAATATAGTAAGATTGTTTGGTGTAATTATTATAGATGTATGCATAATGTACAACCTGAAGGAGCTAAAAGAAAAATAGCTACATTATTAGATAACCCACAGTATGAACCGCTTGGACCTAAAGAAGCTATGATAGAAGGTGTTTGCAGTAAAGTTGAAATTGGTATAAAGTATAGAGAAATAAAAACATCTGGGGGAGTAAAACATAAAGTTCCAGAATGTTTTAATGCTGCTGATAATAAAAATAAACATAATATGGACTTTAGCAAACTTATACAATCAGATGGAAGCCCTTTTGGAGGAAGCATTGAATCAGGGAACGCAGACACAGGGTGGTCTGATGTGGCGTATAAATAATGCCGAAGAAATTTTCACGAAAAGTTAGGGATAGAGCATTTAAATTATATTTAGATGATACATATTCTGCAAGAGAGATTGCTGAACAAGTATCTCAAGAGTTTAGAGAGGTTGTAACTACTCCTACTATATACAGTTGGATACGAACCTTGGATTGGGATATTAAGAAAAAAGAAACAGAAGTTAAAGCAATGGAAAAAATGCAGGAAAATGAATCTACTAAGATAGCTAGAATGCAAGAAGAACACCAAGAACTATATAAGACTGTAAGAGATAAAGCTGGAATTGAATTAAACTCTCTT